CGGGAGCTTCTGCTGGTGCAGCTTGCTCGGTGACTGGTGCGGGAGTTTTCGTTTCCAGTTTGTTAATTCTTTCTTGGATTCGTGCCTTGCCAATCTTCGATGTTGTTGAAAAAAGCTCTTCACGCAAATCTTTAATCTGAACATCAACAGATGGTTCTTCAATTATTCCAACAGGTATGCTCTGAATCCCTGCTTCTTTGGCCGCTAAAGCCCGATTGCGTCCATCTTGAGAACCGCCATACTTATCAATATAAGGCAACGGAAACTTATCTCCAGCCTTCATATCCTGAGAATATTTAGCTCTATCGGCTTCAGTAAGTTTATTAGAAGCCATCCATTCCTCGTAACTTACCCCTAACTTGCCTCCTGTAGCCTGCCACGCTTGTTGTAAATACTCATCAGGTGACATACTTTCTGTTTTAGTAATCTTTGCATCTATTTCAGCGTCACCCGTTGTTTCTTGGAACGCGATGGTTGGTGCAACCTCTACTGGTGGCGTGACTACTTGTTCTACTGGCGCGGCCTGCGTAGGTTGAACTGGTAAGGATTCCTTAACAGTTGGCTCGGCGGGTGCAGTAATCGTTTTTGCCAATTCAAGCTGTTGTTTCTCTGCTTCTGCTACTGGATCAGCAGATTCAACGATACTATCTACTTGGCCTTGTGCTGCCGCGAGGATCGCTTCTTTCTCTTTCAGTTCTAACTTGAGCTTCTGTGCTATTGGATCAGTAGATTCGATAGCTTGTAGGACTTGCTTGGTATCCGCAATTTCTTGTTCTAACTTTTGCTTATTAGCCAGCACTGCCTTACCCTGCGGATTATCGTTTCCGATAACAAGGTTCTCAGCTTCTTTGTTTGCACTCTCAGTAATCTTGGCTTCTGCGATTTGCTCTGGTGTGAATGGTGCAGCAATAGTAGTAGCTGCCGCGCCTGCCGCACCACCAATCAATGCTTCACCGACTGCTTGTTTAGGATTAACCTGTATTCCCTTCTTGGTTTCTATAGTGCTACCAATTTGTTCAGTGAAAGATTCCAAGCCTTCTGGAACACTTTGCCCAAGGAATGAAGCCCCAAGGCGTTTAAAGAATGGGCCAACAGCTTCTTTTCCACCCGGAAGGAATCTTGTAGCAAAAGAATCTAATGCACCAGATACAGCGGCGGTTGATATAGCATAAGCCATATCCTCATCAGTCGGTTCCGTGTAGCCATTATTCTTGGCTCGTTCCAATGCAACTGGGCCTACAATCTGCGCTGCCGCAATTGCTGCTGGGCCTGCGAATTCTCCAGCCGCGCCACCTATTGTGCCTCCTGTTGGGCCAAGCAAACCTCCAACTCCTCTACCAATAAATTTTCCAACAATTCGTGATCCAATGCTATAAAGAATCTGACCAGTCTGTTCAGCAACCGCTCTTGGAGCATACTGAGGCGCAAACCCTGCAATCTGGAACTCACCTTCTTGTGGCTCCATGAATCTTTGACCAGCGGAAACATAACCTTCTGGCTCTTGAATCGCACCCTTCAATGCTGTGGCTACTGCGGGGAATCCAGCAACTTGTGCCGTCTCTCCCATAGCTTCAAGCGGTTGACCAAATGATTGCTTCAGTGCCGCTGGTATTTGCGAGATTTCTTGACCAATAGAAGTGCCTACTGGTTCTGGTTCGGGCATTGGTTTACCAGAAGTAATAGAAGCAACTTCTTCTAAAGAATATCCACGTTCTTTTACTGTAGAAAAATCAGAATTTGTTTCAGTAAGTTTACTCCAAATCTCATCATCAGAATACCCGCGCTCACGAATAGTCTTTAAATCTTCTTGGGTAATCATTTCTTTTTAACTGGAAATTGTGATAAAAAATCAGATGCTTTTGATTGTGGCAGAGGCATTGATTTAGCCGCTTTTCTTGTCGGCCCCGTAGCCAAAGTTGGTTCAACGCGAACAAATGAAGAGTTACTATTGCCTGCTCTTAATTGCTGCAATCTACTCGGAGAGTTTTTGATTGTTTGATATGCAGAAAGCTGTCCTTCACTAAGTTCTATGAGTGGAGTTTTCTTGTCATTAGGATCAAGATTCTTTTGATACAATACAACGCTACTCGGTATTGTTATTTTTCCACCTTGAGTTGCCATTGTTGGAGTTACTTTTGACGGAGTTTCTGTGTATGTTGTATTAAACACACCACCATTTTCTTTCAAGAATTTTCCAAGCTTTCCTTCTGCCAATTCAGTCGCAGCCGAAGTAAATATGGTTTGATATTTATTAATGTCTTCTGTGGTTGTTCCAAAGGTAACTGAATCAGATTTTGCGCCAGCGGTAAAAGATTTTGCTTCAGTTACAGGCTCAAGAATTATTCCAGTAATATTATTTCCAATTACAGCACTTTGCTCTGGTTTAAGCGGGTAAAAATCTTTTCCTAATTGTGCTTTATTGTTTTCAAAGCTTTTATTAGAATCAAAAACAAGAGACAAGTCTTGCATCACTACCATCTTTTTATTTTCTGGAAGTGAGTTGTATTGTTCTGAAAATTGTTTAAATGAGGCAACTTGTTCTGGAGGTGCTGGATTCTTGATAGAATTTAGGAGTGCCTTTTTGTATTCTGGAGACTTGATTGATGCGGCCATGCTTTCAACCGCTTTTACTTGTGGCCCCTTATATGTCATTTCAGTAGCACCACCTTCTTCTGGAAGTGGAGCCTCTACAATTGTCGGTGAATCTAATTGATTTGCAGGCATTCCAGTTTGTCCTTGTGCCGTGGATTGCGATACTGCCGTTGTATCAGAAACTACATTCTGATTTGGGTATGTCGTGACATTAGGCGTTTTATTCAACAATGTCATTCGCGCTCTTTCTTCTGGAGTGTAAAAATTCCTATCTTCTCCACCCCCTTCTCCACCGCCACCATACCTCGCGTTATACATATTTTCACGAACGCGAAGTTGTTCTTTTTTATAGAAATCATTTGTTGCAAGTTCTATTCCCTTTTCAAATGCAGGTATAGCTTGCCTCAAATTTGGATTGTTTATCACCGATGGATCAGTCAGGAACGGCATCAACTTCGCATACGCTTCACTAGACTTACCTTGTCCAGCAAGTGTCATCGACTCCTGCATACTCTGTTGCAAGAAAGGTAATATCTCCTGCGCTTGCTTCTGCTGCTCGCGTTCACGAAGAACTTTGGTTACATTGTCTCCAATTTTAGCCAAGGAATCTGACACCCAATCCGTTGATTTGGATGCTCGCTCCGTTCCTGTCATTATGAGTTCTGCGATAGACATAGTAATAAAATGTTATGTTGGAAGTGCAACTGGCCTGTCACTCATTGAACCTGTAGCTGGACTGCCGCCTAAATAAGTTCCGCTTGATGTTCGCGGCGTATTGTAAAGTGGCGTTGCTCCCGGCCCTGTTCCGTATGGATTTCCAGATTGTCCACCATAAGAGAATCCAGCAAGAACATTGCTATATCCAGACAATGCGCCAGAGGTGGCTTTACCAATATCAGATACACCTTGGCCGACTGCTTGCTGTGCAGCGTAACTTGCGGCGATGTTTTCTTTGTTTGCTCCGTAGATTTGCGTAGCCAATCCAGACTGAGCATTGTAGATATTTGCGAACATATCACCTGTCATCTTTGCTTTCTGCAATCCGACTTCTGCTTGGGCAGTCTGGTAGCCAAGTTGTAGTCTTCCTACATCGAGTGGTTCTGCTGTGAATGCCCTTGCCAATTGCTGCCAGTTCATTGCTGTGTTTTGAACTGCTGGCATTGCTGCCAGTCCCTGCCTTTGAATATCAAGTGAAGTTAGCCCAAGGTTACGCGCCATCTGCCCTTGTGCTGCTTGGAATCCACCAGCCCTTCCTGCTGTCGCTGGGTTGAATCCTGCGCCTGCACTCTCTGCGACATTGCGTGTGATTTGGTCTTTGACATCTTGTGGAATATCTCCTTTAAGATATTGCGAGATAACATCCATTGCCTGCCCGATTTGAGTCTGAGCTTGTTGGCGTTGCTGTGCTGCTCCGGGCTGGAATTGCTCAAGTTGTTGTTGATAGTAATTTGAAATTTGACCAGCATCACCAAGCATTGCTCCAAGATTATACTCTGGAGCTTCCACCGCTTTAATCATCTTACCAACTTTTTTTTGGCCCTTTTCAAATTTACCAACCGCTTCCCTCTGTTGTTTTTTAAATGCTGCTGCCGCCGCACCTTGACCCCTCTTTGCCCTATCTGCCGCTGACATTGAGATAGCCGCTGACCCTGCCGCCGCACCTACAGCAACTACACCAGCAGCAATAGCGAATCCGCTGGAGTGAAACATCATTGGATGTTTGTTAAAAAGTAAATCTTCTGGATGCTGAAGGAATCTCATTTGATTAAGTCGGTTCGGTTATGCCGCCACTTCTGCACCCTTGGGTCTTCCTTGGCGATGTGAGGATTAAAGTCTCTTGAAGTGATGCTGTCAATAATTTCGTCTGGATCAGTCAAGTCTGTGACATGGCAGGTAGTCCAGATTGTGTCTTTGTGAGTAGCCAGCAAACGCCTCGTTCCTGCTTCTGTGATGCCGCTGTAGCCTGTTTTGTAGCGGTGAGCAGGGATGCCATGATACCAGACAGTCACATCGCCTTTCATCACGAAGAATGGATGCGTAGTGAGGTGAAGTAAACTTGTAAGAATCGTATCCTTCGGCATATAGATTTCCCGAATATACATACCCGGCGTGAACCTATGCACCAACGGACATTCCCGTGGAGGAAGTTTAAGAATCTCCAAGTCCATCAAGTTTAGCTCGTAGTTTGGATCGCCATATCCAATTACGCTCTTTGCTTCAATCTTGTCTGGAATTGTCAGCGTCATCGGTAGAGGAAATAATCGTTTGGCGTTGGTGACAATATATCAGCACCGATTAGGTTCTCTGCCCGACTATAGTTTGAGAATCGGATTGGAGCGGCGGTAGGTATCTCTACATTCTCCATCTCCTTCTCCTGCTCTTGCACGGCCAATGACAGGTTACTCAAGAACTCTTGTGCCTTACGATTCTCACGCGAGTTCAATGCAAGAACCGCATAGATCATTGCATCTGGGATGAACTCAACCAACTCTTTCGGGTCGGTCAAATCAAAGTATTTCTTCGATGCGTAAAGAGTAATACACTCGCACGTCCTCGGTGCTTTGAACCTACGGAATGTAGGATGAGCATCGTTCGGTTGATAGATTGCTATCAGCGTCTTTGCTTCCAATGCTGTATCGTAGGCATACACCCGAATCCTACCTTTAGTTACTGGCTTGGTTACTGACCGAATTCCCTTAACAAGAAGGTCGGATTTCGCCAGCGTTGGAGGATTGGCAGTAGTTACCTTGACCTTGTGGTAGGTGTCATACTGGTCTTGCGCTTCAAACATCAACTCTACGCCGATGTCTTCAGCTTCCTCGGCCATTACCCCGATTTGGTATGGATGGGTAGTGTAGTCGCGGAATAGAACATGGAGTCCTCCTACTTCTACAATCCCTCTATGGCATGAGTTACCTGCTTGCAGAGCAAAAGCGTTGGTCGCATTGAACCATTCATCAGCGAGGCTGGCTGACTCATCCCCGATCCAAGCAAGTTTGATTTGCTCATAACGGGCTGGAAGCGTGAAGCAATCGTTCACGCAACAAATCTGGACGTATTCTTCTTGCGAAGTCCACGCCCGTTTATTCCAAAGTAGTCGCCTTGCTTGGTTTACGGCTTTGACAGCACGTTCATAATTGCAAACGCCACTGTCTCCGACGAACCCCTTCACAAGCTCTACCATCTCTTCGAGGGTATCAGCCATAGGGATTATCGTTTCCGATAATTATTTTCCGCCAACGGGCTTGCCAGATTTTGGAAGCGGTGCGCTGGAGTATGGGTTCTTACCAGTGTTAGGTGGGTTCATATTGCCCATGCCTTCACGGATCATGCCGCGAGTTGGTGAGCCGCCGGATACGAGGCGAGGGTCTGTTCCTTTTAGTGGTGTCATATATTTAGTTTTTTTTGTGATGGCTTATGGTTGTGAGGAATGAACCGCCATCCAGTTCAAGCTCGTAATTTCTGCAATATTGTTATCAACGCGAATTGTAAATCCTGATACGTTTTGGGAGATAATCGTGTAAAGAGGAGTTGATGCTGGAGTTCCAGAACCATAGATAGGAGTCAACGAGATTCCATAAACAGCAGAAGGAAGAGCGGAACTAAATGTAATTCCGATAGATGTTGTGTCTCCAGCAGCAATTCCTGTTTGCGTTCCGTAACGAACTTTGACAGTAGGAATTGTAGCAACAGTTACTTCTAATGCGTCAACGCGAGTATCAAGCGCGGTTATCTGAGTCTGCTGGTCAGCAAGGTCTTCGTTGATTTGAGCAACCTGCTGTGGAGTTACATCGCCAAGGCCGGGGACATTGATCGTTCCGTTAGCCAGAACTTCATCAATAAATACTTGGAACACATTCTGCCAGTTACCAGTTGGACAAAAATCATCTGGAACATTTGGGAATGTAAGTGCGGGTGATGAAGACTGATTGTCCATAAATTAATTTACGATATTGTATTCCCAATATTTTTCTTGGCAACACAAAAATGGTTCACACTCTTGATTTTCTTCTGGGCAGTCGCCAACCGGAGAGTCATCGTTGTTCTTGATGTTTGCCATCAATCTTACTCGGTCAACTGTAGCTGCGCCCGTTAGGTTGACTTTGATCTGGAACTCGCTTCCTTCTACTGAAGGTATGCCTGCCAAGTCATTGCACTCACTTGGGTCTGGCGTGTTAAACTTGTAGCGTTTGTAACGATTGCCACCTCGTTGCGGGAAGCATTCAGTTACTACTGGTGAGCATGGGTCACACCCAAATGTCGTAGGCACTTTTAGTTCTGACCAGCAAGGATTAGAGTCGGCGCGGAAATCAACGTAACTATCCACTTCACCTTTAATCTCACTCATCCACATTTCTCCACCAGTAATCTTTTTACGGAGGAACTTGTTAGTAGCCCCGCTGCGGTTGAAGTCATACCTACCAGTTGTGAAGAAGGATTCGATCTGTCTGCTTCCATTCGGGCCGTAGTCATCGCCTTGTGCTGTGGTGAACTCGTAGAGGCGGTTCTTGTTGTCTTTGTCGAATGAGAATCCGAATCCCCGCTTTTCACCTTGGATCAGTGCAGTCAGAAGTTGAGTTGGCCTGATGCCTGTCCATACTCCATTCCAGCGGAATGATAGTTGTGCGTCTGGAGCGGGAGTTGAGGATTGGTCGAGGTCGAGAACAACCATACCCCTATGAAACCTGTTCAGTCCTTCTACGCCTTCTGCGCGGTAGGTCTGTGGTGAAACAGTATTGATTAGGTAGTTGTCGAAAAAGATAGTCGAAGCGAATTGCTTCATCCACGGGGTATCATTTGATACCCACTTGTTCACGTCCCTTGATAGTTTGCGGAGGGAGAAGTATCTATTGAACTCGGATTGGGTATTGGAATAGAACGCCCAACCATCGTGTGATCTGAACCAAAGTTCGGAGTTTACCAATGCAAGATTAGGGCTGGTGCATCCGCGCCCAAGGAGTGAAATACGCTGGATGTTTGATGTGTTCCATTGTGACCTTGGTAGAGAGACATCCATTGAGAATGCTCCATTCCCAGTAAGGACTACAAGCTGACCTTGGCCGCGAAGGTTGTATCCAAGCTCTGGCATGACCTTCATCCCTGTAATGTTTCCCATCATGGCTGGAGTCGAGAACGCCCCACCTTCTGCCCAGTATCCAATCTCCGTGAAGTTCTCCGTATTCTTGGTATCAGTAAATCCACCACCATAGATGATGTCAGATGCGTAGATTTGGTTGAACCTGTCAGAAACAAAGACTCGCCCGAAGGCATACTCCATGATCGTTCCAATCGGCATCTTTGCCAAGTATGGGTTCAGTCGGTAGGCAGGTAGCTTAACTGTTCCTGTTCCGGTTCCCCTTTGCGTATCTGTAATAACTGCCGTGAACTTTACTCCAATTGTATTGGATGGCGCACCGATCAGAGTGAAGTTGGTAGTGCCAACCGAAACGATCTCGCAGTAGTCTCCGTTCTGGATTTCGCTTGCTGTCAGCGTTCCTAATACTCCATCCCATGCAATCGCATTCTGGTATCCATTTTGGATATACGCCCGATCTTCAGCTTGCACGAAGAATGTGTGCATCATGCCCGGATCGTTACCTTCGATAACCTTGTATGCGAACGCTCGGTTGTTTACCATCTTCAGAAAGTAGATAATCCCAGATACCGATAGCAAGATACCATCGCTGGTTCTCAAGTTAGTCGCACGATATGGATACGCACCTTGGAAGTTACCACCAAGAATATCGTTAACGATAGTCGCGGCTTCTCCGTCTCCAGCCATAATCGGAATGTTCCGAATGCTTGGCCTTGTTCGGTTGATGCCGCCTCGGAATGTCCTATTAACCGACTCTGCTACTACAGATTCTGGTAAATACGATGGATGAGTATCTGCGTCTTGCGCGATGATACTTGTGAATCCATCAAAGACTGATCCTTCTGCTGGCATTATACAACAATACGAAGTTCACCAGTAGAGGTTTTGTAAACATCATCAGCAACCAATCCGCCCGTAATAGCAGCAGCGTTGTTGGCGTAAATTGGAAGACCCTGCAAACGAACCGTTCCATTTACATGAAGGGTTTTAGCTGGAGTTGCAGTTCCAATTCCAATGTTGCCTTGCTTCTTGATTATTAGTCTTACATTACCAACATTTCCTCCGGTATAAAACCGCAAATCACCAGATTGAACTGTAGCTTGTCCAGAAAGTCCAATAAATGCAGAGTTCGCAACATCTCCATCTTGAAAGTCTATAAATGCAGTGTCGTTAGTTCCAGCAGCATTTGTGCCTTGGATTGTGATGTAATTTCCAGCATCAGAGCTTTTGAATAATGCTCGGCCTGCACCAAACCCAGTTGACTCAACGTGAAGTTTTGTAGTTGGTGTCGCTGTTCCAATTCCAACCGATCCATTTGAATCAACAACAAATGGACTTGAATCTGGATTTGTTGAATCTTCAACAGTCAAAGAATTCCCACTTCCGGTTTGTGTAATGCGAACTGCATCAGTAGAAGATGATACGCTAAATACACCTGATGTAGCAGTAATTGATCCACCAATAGTTGCCGCTCCAGTAGTTATCGCGCCAGTAGTAGTCAATGGTTGGCTACCAAGATCAATAGGCCCAGCTTGGAGAACACTGTTAATGGTAGCGAACTCTACAAGACCAGTAGAGTCTTTCCTTAAAACAGTTCCGCTCGCTCCGTTAGTCCAAGTCAAATTTCCAGCACCATCAGTCTTCAAGACTTGTTGGGCAACTGGACTTTGGATCGTCTTCTGGCAAGCAGCAGAGTCTTCTACTACCAATCGTTTTCCATTGGCAGTTGTTTCAAGTGGTTCACACAACAACGGAAAATTCGTGTCGCATGGTGGGCAAGGTGTGCAGTAGCTCATTGTTGTTTTTTCCAATTTTCAAAATCTTGTTCTTCAGGACTTAATTTTTTGTTTAATTTAATGTTGTGTAATTCATTCTCTAATTGCAAGCATTTGTTTCTGTAAAAAGCTGCTTCTTTTATTAAAGAACCAACAATGTCTCCAATATATGCGTGAATTTCTTTTTCCATTTATTTATTAACAATATTTTCAAATACCTTTGATGGATTATATTCTTCTCTAATAGAATAAAAATCTAAATTTTCTTTGACTAATGATACAACTTCTTGTTCTTGTAAATTTTGAAGGTTATTTTCATTTTTAATGATTATATTGCTTTCAACAATTTTATCTTCTTTTGATACTGAAAAAGAGACAATATAATTAAAACCATCTTCTAACTTTGTGATATTTGTAATTTTCCAATTCATATTAAGCAATTACTGCAAGTTTTCTTTGATTCCCAGAAGAATCTTTAATCATTATATATCCTGTTACTGATGTAGCTCCAGCAACATAATTTCCATACCACAAATACTCTGATCCTTTTGGTGTTAGTTTTATTCCAATATCAGTATTTGCTCCATCTGCGTATATTTCTGTTGGAACACCTGTTGATGATGCAAGTAGATTAAGCCAATTTACTGTAGACCCAACGCTTTGTGCTTTAAATATAGTTCTGGTAAAATCTTGTGTAACACTAAATTCACCATTCCCTTTTGCATCAAGTGCAAGTGCAATATTTGCATCTGATCCAGCAACGCGAAGTGATGGAGCAAATGTTGATGCTGCTCCTTGAACTTCAAATCTGTTTTCCAGTGCTGCACTTGTATTAGGATTTAAAACTCGCAATCCTTCTCGACCTTGAACTCCTCCCAATGAAACATAACCTTGTCCACCAGAACCTAAATAATTACGAGGATAACAACCAATTTGGTGTTGATATGAAAGGTCAGTATAATTTCCAGAACCTATAAATATCGGACGATATTGACCATAGCTTCCTGCTGTTCCGGTATTGAGAGTATAATAGCGTCCAAGAAAATTGTCTCCAGCAATACTCATCAAATTCACATTTTCTTCATCTGAACCTTGAATTGCTTGAACTCTTAATGTGGTAATTTGGTCATTTATATTACCCCTCCAAGTGAAAGGAATATTTGTTCCTGTTCCAAAAGGTGAAGATAAAGTGTATTGTGTTACACTATCAAATGATGAAATAGTATAAGGAGTCCCATTTAGAGTAAATTCAAAGTCAGTAAAAAACAAAGGAACAAAAGGATCACCGCTAACAAAGGTAACTGTTGATCCGTTTACATTGCAAAGTCCAGAACCACTTGTGTAAAAATAATTGTATGCCTCTGTCTCATTTAATGAAAATGTCACAGGAGAATTATCTAATTCTGTAACAGTCAAAGAGTTTATGTTTGCAACAGAACTAACTTTAAATTTTTTCCGCAAGAAATATAATGTTTTTCCAATCCAATTTGAATCAAATTCTGTTCCGGTTACTCTTGTTATATTTCCAGTTCCAGATACGCTTGTTGCGTATCCTTGACCAGATGAACTATAAATAATAAATTCTTGGGGATTATAGTTTTTTGATGGCAATACTGCAAGCCAGTTCGTTGCTCCATCGCAAGATATAAAGGTTCCATTAGTAGAATTTGGTTGTCCTCCTCCAACTAAAAAACCACCCTTGCCTACTCCAATAATATCCGCTGGAGTTCCAGCAGCAACATACGATCCTTGCCTACTAACAAATCCGCTTGTAGTTTCAAGCAATCCGTTAATAAGTTTACCGCTTCCAGTAAATGTTGCTCCATTTGCAATTATTTTTCTGTTTTGTATATTAACATCAGAATTTAAAAGATATGTTCCTGCTGGAACATAGATTGAAGCATTTGCTGTTGCTGTTGAATTTGCTGCAATAAAAGCTGATACACTATTATTTGTTCCTGTGGGGTCAGCACCAAAATCATTCACATTCACCACATCAGCGAACCTGTTAGCCAATGTCCTTGCTACCGCTGCTGCTCCATTGCCAGAACTTGCTCCATCAGTTGCTGCCGTGAATAGCGAGCCTACTACATATGTTTGTCCAGTTGTTCCGGCAATTGTATTCCATTGCGATTGCGTTGTTGTTCCGAGAGAAGTAATCTTGTATTGTTGTCCTACAATAAATGATCCAGCAGATAATCCAGTTGATCCAGTTGAAACAATTCCTTCGATTACGTTTTGTGTTGCTTTAGTTAGCGGCATATTTAATGAGTGGTTATTGTTATTTCCGATCCCGCTGGAACTGGAGTTGACATGATAAGCGTTTTAGGTGCGGTATTGTTTATTGAATAATTTGATGGCTTTTGATACACCCCATCAATGTGAACGATATATCCCCCGCTAACTTGGCTTATGCCTTCGGAAATATTAAATGTAGTTTGAGTTCCATCAGAAACATATTCCCAAGTTTCCGGTTCAGTTGTGGCTTGATTAACCGCCTCGATTGCTATACGAGCGTAGTAAGCTGCACGATTTACAATCTCATTCAATGCCGCCTCACTTGGGCCACACGGATTGCATTTAGAACTTCTGGAATTTCCGCAACTCATAGTTTTTATCGTTAACGATAGTTTAGGTTTAGTCAAGCGTTTTCCACCAGTAAATATGGAATCGTCTTTTGGTTGTATCGGTTCATCTCTGAATAGACGAGGTTTATGAATCCATCCCATTGTGAAGGATAGATTGTTTGGCATCCTTCCGATGATGTCGATTTGTAACCGCCCTTGTGAATGTTGATAGCGATGCCCATATCGTCTCCAGTGCCGTCTCGCGTAACAGGCAACTCCTCTTTGGCGTTAGCAGGTCGCAACGCTGGATAGCCGCCTCCGGGTTTAGAGATGCCATGATTCCCTTTACGGAAGCGATGGACACCCGTTTTAAGAACCGCAATGCCTTTCTTGTAAACTGATGGATCAGTATTAGCGTTAAACGTAGCGTGAACAGAAGGAGATAATAGTATAATCGCATCATCGTAGATGCCTCTTTGATTGCCAGAAGGTTGAAAGGTTTCAGAGTAGTATCCTCTAATCCCGACCAGCGCAACGCGATCTTCAATCCCTGCACGGATAACCATAGCAAGGGTTTTCTCTTTCGCTTGCTGCGGTCTGGAGTTAGGAACCATGATTAGCCCTTACGCACAACATTGATGAGTCCAACGAGGCCGAGTCCAGCGACAAGGATTGCTTCTTGGAGTTCTGGTTCGATCTTCACGCCGACTGCCGTAGCGATCAGAATCAATCCGCGCCATGTGCTATTCTCTGATAGCCGTTGAAGTAGTATATTTACGATTTTCATTTCTTTGTTCCTTTCGGTTCGGGCAGTTCATATGTGAGCCTGCCGTAATCTGTATCTAACGAAATTCCAAGTGTTGTGCAACCAGTCAAGAATGCCATTGCGAGAAATGCAAACGAGATCAATATAAGTCCAAGTGCTATTTTTTCTGGTCTCATTGTTTGCGGATTTTGTTAAACATATAAACGATGGTCAGAATGCCAGCAACCAACGAAACAAATAATCCACCAAGGCGTAAACCTGTTTCGATGTGCGGCATTAGAGAAACCATAAATCCAGTAAAACTGGTTGTCGTTCCTAAAATACCTGTAAATGTTGCGTTGTCGTTCATTGTGCGTTAATTAAAGATAGTTTTGCTTCAGCCTCGGAATCAAACCAATACCACCCATCTATAGGATATGTATGTTGTTCGTGCGTTTCTTTGCGGAGTTCATAATTTTTATTAAGCACAAAATTTGGCCCATAAATCAACTCGCCATTTTCCTCTTTGTAAAATCCAGATGTGTCTTCCATAAAAAATTATCCTACAACAGTCCAATTTTTTGCCGTTGCAATTGCAGGGTTGTCGGTTGCTATGCCGTAGTTTCCCGTGACAGTTATAGTTTGTGTTGGTAGCGCAGTTAAATCGGCAAGGTTCGTGTAAATTTCGTTAAGGCTGCTTGCGCTTAAAGAGCAGCTTGCAAATGAAACATTTGTTTTTATTCCTGTTGCTTTACAACGCTTGAGTCCGTTGCAATTTAATGCAAAAAAGGAAGATGTTGTTGCACTTGAACAATCAAAATTAGGAATACTTTGAAGCGATCTACACCCATTAAACATACTTCCCATATTTATTGCCGCCGAAGTATTAAATAACGGAACGCTCTGAAGCATGCTGCAACCATTGAACATATTGTTCATGGTTGTTGCTGAAGAAGTATTGAATAACGGAATACTCTGAAGTGTGCTGCATCCAGAAAACATATTCGTCATGTTTTGTGCCGCCGAAGTATCGAATAAAGGAATGCTCTGAAGTGAGGCGCATCCAGTAAACATATTCGTCATGTTTGTTACCGAAGAAGTATTAAATAACGGAACGCTCTTAAGCGAGGCGCACACATTAAACATATTAGATGCAATAAGCGTATTGTGTGACAGGATAGTGCATTGATCAAGTAGCCTTAAATTTCCTGTCGTTCCTCCAATTTCCAATGCTGTGCAATTCGGAGCGGATAATGTAATTTCAAGAATTGGCGTAGTGTATGTTGCCGTGCCGAGTGACGAATGCCTAAAATCAAATGAGACAGCTGTGAGATTTTGTCCTGCTTGAGGCGTAACGACAATCATCGCTTGACGCATTTTAGACCCAACAGGCCCGATCTCTGTTGATGCAGAGAGGTCACTAAACACATAGTTATGCTCTGCCGTAACTCCACCTACAACATTTTCAACATTGCCGTCACCCCAATCAACTGTGTAGTTTCCAGAAAAACGAAACGCAACAAAATTGCTGTCATTATCCCCAACAAGAAAAAGCGCAGCAACTTTTTCTTCTGTCGATATAATTGTCGGCATGGCAATCCAATCGCTTGGGCGAACCCACCCAGAAGTGAATGCGCCACTGGAGATAAGAGTGCTGCCAAGGTAGATTTTTCCAGTAGTGGTAGGCATTAGTCTGTTATAATGTAAAGAGTTGATGCATTTGGCGTTATAGCGTTATATTCCGCTTGCGTGAGAGATACAATATTTGTTACTTTATCTGCTCCAGTAATTCCAGTTGTTTCGCTTAAAACGCCAGCATTAGACAGAGTGCCAGCAGACAATGACAATCCTGTTCCAATTGAAATCTCTTCTGCAACTCCTGTTCCTGCCGTGGATCGACCGAGCAAGCGTGCGGTGTTCATCGTAAGCCCAGTAGTCGCAGTGTAGAGTCCTGGTCCAATCTTCCCATTAAATGTAGACCAGTCCGTGGATGAAAGGTATCCATTGGCAAGTGCGGTTGCTTGTGGAATTGAAATTGTCGGAGTGGTTCCTCCGGAAGATGCAATGGGCGCGGTTCCGCTTACAGATGTGACCTTATTGTTAAAGGTTGTCCAGTCTGCGGAAGAGAGTTTTCCTGTGTTTGCCGCGCTGGCTACTGGAATGTTAAAATTATGGATAGCCGCCGAGCTAACTATGTTAAAATCGGTTCCTGTGGTTCCCGTGGAGAAGAACTGAATCTGGTCAGAAAGACCATTGAGTGCGGCAAGTCCAGTAGAGAAGGTCGTGATGATCTGGCTCTGCGTGTTGCCTTCCGTATTCAGAGTAATCGTGTGACCGCCGAGGCTTGAACCAATCACGCGCACTGCCAATCGGTCTGTGAGTGCCAATGTAGTAGAGGCGGGGACTGCGACTGTGAGGAAGTGGATGTCTGAGGTGGTATTGCTGATCGTCACCGCTGGGCTTGTTGCGCCGATTTGGGTGAAGACGGCTCCGTTATACTTGTAGAGTGCCACCGCGAGTTTCGGGTTGCCGCTACTTGTGGAGCAATAAAGTTGGAAGGTAAAGTTACCTTGGGGGATCAGAAGAAGCGCGGGATCATTCGCGTCCGTGATAAAGTAGGCGGTCGTGCTTCCTGCGTTAATCGGGAAGTTGGTTTGTGCTGCACCCGCTGGAACCTTGTTGATCTCGTAGTAAGGATTGCCGAGAATTGTCCCTTGGCTAACCGATCCGTTAAAGTAGTAACTGACCGAGCTTCCTCCACCAGCAGCCACAGGGAAGTTGGAGATCGTCGCGTCTCCACGGATATACTGGTTGGCTAGGCCGTAGCCAATAGCCACGGGGCCATCCACATCTTGGATGTCCAATACGCGAGTAGTGCTAGGGCTTACACCAGAAAGCTCCAATGCAACTTTTTTGCTAGCGTCTCCGTTGTCGAATACGCGAAACTTGGAATCGTTGAAGACAGGTGCGCCCGGCGCGTTGTCGAGCTTGCCAGTAAAGGGATTAAATTTGAATGGCATATCAGGAAATGGTTACATTCACAAGATTGGCGTCATCATCTGTAGGTGGCTGGACAGCATATGTCAAGGTCAGCGTGGCAACGGGGCTTCCACCGTTGGAGTAGATGACCGTTGCGATGTTGTTGGTCACTCCGTAGTAGGTGATGTCGATCTCGT